CCGCTGGATCGGCGTCGCATCCGACGCGCCGACATCCGCCGACACCGTCACGGTCGAGTACGACTCCGGCTATGCGGACGACGACTACCGGATGGAAGTGGCGAGGCTCGTCGCACTGCGCATCGCGAGCCGGATCTACCAGAACCCGTTGGACCGCAATCAGTTCTCCGGTCCCGAGAACCTGTCCTACAACCCGGCACTCGCGTCGGTGTCGCGGCTCCTCACCCTCGACGAGCAGATGATGCTCGCCCCGCTTCGAGACCCGATCGGTTTCGCATGATCAACATCCAGGCCCAGGTCGATGTCGATGCCGCGATCCGGCTCCTCGACAAGGCCGAGAAAGCGACCGCCGACTGGTCGACGTCGTGGCCCGCACTCGGCGCCGCATGGTGGACGACCCGCGAACGCAACGTGTTCGACACCAACGGGCTCGGACGGTGGGCGCCGCTGAAGTACGACACCCTGAGGCAGAAGAAGGCCGAGGGATCGAGCCAGATCCTCGTCCGCACCGGGATGCTCCTGCGACAGGTCACCGAACCCTCGCCGAAGGTCGCGGGCGCGAGGTTCGCGGTGTTCGGACCCGGCAGCCCAGTGCCCTACGCGAAGTACCACCTCCAGGGCGGTCGCATGCCGAGGCGCTCACCCGTCCCAATGCTCAACGCACACGACCGCAAGGTCATCGTCGAGACCCTCAACACATCCATGATGGCGAGGATCAAGTAGTGCTCGGCCACGAGTACGCCCGCACCATCGTCCGCGACCACGTCGAGGCATCGGTCCCCGCGAGGCTCGCGCTCATCCGCGACCGGCTCCAGGTCACCGACCCGGTGAACCCCAAGTCCTACGCGCTCCTCGACTCCCTGCCCATCGACGCGGCGCTCTACCCGATGGTCATGATCCAGTCGACATCGCTCATGTCGATGCGCGCGACCGAGGCCGGACAGGTCGGCGTCTGGATCTGCGAGTACGACGTCAACGTCGTCGCCGCATGCCGCGCCCACATCGCCGGGCAGTGGGAGGACGCCAGTCGCCAGCGTGACCGGCTGCTCCTCGCGATCCGCGAGTCCCTGATGACGGGCCGCGAACTGTCGCCCATCGCGTTCGTCGTCACCCAGGGACTCACCGAGCAGATCGGCGAGGCAAGCCAGGACGTCCAGGGCCGACCGCTGGCCGCCGGTCAGGTCACCGTCCGGGTCCGGGTCGCGGAGGAACTCACCGACACGGTCGCCGAGATCACCCACACCGAGGTCTTGATCAATCCCGTCACCAATGGCCCGACGACAGTCCTGACACCGGAGGAGATCCCGACATGAGATCCCGCACCAGCATCGTCCACGCGGCACCGCCGCCCGAGCCCCCCGCAACTACCCCCGCGATGAAGACGCCCCGCGCCAAGCAGGAACCTGCCGCCGCGCCCGAGCCAGAAATGAAGGAGTAGCAACATGAGTGCAAGAGTCACCGTCTCTGTCTCGGCAGTCGCGACGCCGCAACCGGCAGCAGCAACACCCACCGGTCGGCTGTTCGTCATCGGACGAGCCGCCGAGGGAACCTATGCCGTCACGAAGGTCACCGGCATGGCACAGTTCCGTGAGGAATGGGGCGACCGGGTCACCAACAATCAGGACCTCTTCGACACGTGCCGACTCGCCTTCTCCGAGGGCTGCGCCGAGGTGTACGTCCTGCGCGCGTTCGGGCCGTCCAAGACGACCGACGAACTCGACGACTGGGCGAACGCCGACTACGCCGACCTCCTCGACCTGTTCGGCGCCGACCTCGGCACCGGAGTCGTCGCCGTCGCCGGGAAGCGTTACTCCGACGTCGGAGAAGACCTTGCGGCGCATGCGATAGCGACGAACCGGCTCGCGATCGTCAGCCTCGCCGAGGCCGACGACGACGCCGACGCCATCAGCGCCGCCGGAACGATCGACGGATACACCGGCGCGGACCACGTCATCATCGGCTGGCCCTGGGTCACGATGCCGACCTCGAACGGATCCGTCACCGCCGAGCCGACCGGCTACCTCGCCGGATGCCGAGCCCGCGCGCACGCAGGCGTCGGGGCTTGGCAGTCGCCGATCCTCGCCCGCTACGGCACCGCGCAGTACGTCAGCGGCCCGACGATCGACACCGGCGACGTCGCGTGGGAAGCACTCAACGACGCCGGGGTCTCGGTCGTCCGCAGGGTCGGCGGCGTCACCCGCCTTTACGGCTGGAAGACCGCCGCGTCCGTCACCGGCGACACCGACGGCATCCTCCAGGGCGCCCAGTACCGCGACCTGACCAACCTCATCGCCGCCGACCTCAACAAGATCGCCGAGTCGTTCGTCGGCGTGATCGTCGATGGGAAGGGCTTGAGGCTCGCGGAGTTCGGGGGCGCGATCACCGGACGCCTCGGGTCGCTCGCTGATGCTGGCGCCCTGTTCGCGCGAGTCAACGACGACGGCGACCTCATGGATCCCGGCTATGTCGTCGATGCCGGGCCGTCCGTCAACTCGCCGATCTCGCTCGCGACCGGCCTGCTCAAGGCCGAGGTCGGTGTCCGGCTGTCGCCGACCGCCGAGATGGTCTCCATCACCGTCACCGCCGGTGACGCAGCCGCCGGACTCTAGGAAGGAATCGCAATGAGACTCGCAACCCAGGACCGACTGTCCATCAGCGTCAGCACAATGCCCGGCGCGAAGTGGGACACCATCGCCGGACAGGAACTCACACGCGAGGTCCCGAAACTCCGGGTCGAGGCAGGCGGGGCGAAGTTCCCGATGCCGACGAGGCCCGAGTACAGCGACCTCACCATCACGAAGGTCTACGACCAGGACACCGACGCCGCACTGTTCAAGTCCCTCATGCTCGGGAACAAGTATGAGGGCTCGACGATCGTCGCGACCGAGATCGACCAGGACGGCAACGTGATCGCCGGGAACTCGATGCAGTTCACGGGCTGCGTCGTCAAGGCCGTCTCGCGCGATGACGGCGACGCGAACGGCCAGGACCCGCTGAAGATGACGATCGTCTGGGCCGTGGGCGGCGTCGCGTGACCGACACCCTCGACATCGACGACGACGTCGTCGTGACGACCCCCCGCAAGCAGGCCGCCGCCGCCCGTCCGGCGTCGCCGAAGGACCGCCTACTCGCGGACCTCCAGCGGCGCCGGGAGGCGGCGGCGCAGATCGTCCCGATCGGATTCGAGGGCGAGGACTTCGTCGCCTACTTCCGGCTTCCGGACAACGGCGAGGAACTCGCGGAGGTCTCGGCACGATCCGAGAAGCGGGCCAAGAAGGACGGCACGAGCGGCGTCTGGTTCAACCGGCTCCTCCTCGCGCGCTTCAACATTGAGTTGAGGATCGGCGACGACAAACTCGTCGACTCGGACGGCAACCCGTGGACGTTCGCCCACCCGGAAGCCATCGAGTATTTCGGCGCGATCTCCGCGCCCGACTGCGTCCTCAAGGCATACGTCACGGACGGCTTCGTGTCGACGGTCGCCATGAAGTTGCTCTCCCGCGCGGGCTTCGCCGATCGTGACGACGCCGAGGTGGTCGACGACCCTACGCGGACGGCCTGAGCCATCACCCCTGGATCGTGACCGCCGCCAGATACGGGCGCATGTTCCACGTCGACCCGCTGTCACTCCTCGAACGGCCAATTGAGGACCAGCAAATCGCCATCGCGGCGTACGACGCCGCACTCAGGGACGTCGAAGGCAGGGGGTGACCAGATGGCCGGATACGCAGACCAGTTGACGATCAAGGTCAGTGCCGAGGACGCGGGCGTGAAGGCATCAGTCAACGCCATGAGGTCCGAGATCCGAGGGCTGGAGAAGGAACTCGCCAAGAGCAACGCCGAATGGATGAAGACAGGCAAGGGATCCGACGAGATCAAGCGCGCCGAGCAGCGCATCGTCGCTCTCCGCACAGAGGTCGCGAAACTGACCGGCACGCAGAAAAAGGCGACCGCCCAGACAAGGGCGCACGGCAACGCCTTCACGCGGATGGGCCAGCAAGTCAACCGCGCGCTCGGCGGGCTCTCCAACCCGCTCCTGTTCGCAGGCGCGGGCATCGCGCTGGCGATGTTCGCGAAGAAGACGATCACGGCAGCATCCGACGTCACCGAGTCCCTGAACAAGACGAAGGTCATCTTCGGCGAGGCATCCCAGGCCGTCATCGACTACGCCGACACCGCAGCCGACAGGTTCGGCCAGTCGAAGTCGCAGGCACTCGGCGCCGCCGCGAACTTCGCGAGCCTCGGGAAGGCCGCAGGGCTCAGCGGCGCCGAACTGTCCGACTTCGCGCTGGAACTCTCCGGGCTCGCCGCCGACATCTCATCGTTCAACAACATGGCCCCAGAGGAGGCGATCGTCGCGCTTTCCGCCGCGCTGCGCGGCGAGTACGAGCCGCTCCGACGCGCGAACATCCTCCTCGACGCCGCATCGCTGTCGCAGGCTGCGTTCAACCAGGGGCTCACCGACACCGTCGAAAAGACGTTGCCGCAGAACATCAAAGTGCTCGCCGCGTATCAGGAGATCCTGAGTCAGAGCACCGACCAGCAAGGCGACTTCAACAGGACCCAAGACGACTACGCAAACCTGTCCCGGCGTGTCGCCGCCGAATGGCAGAACCTCCAGGCCTCGATCGGCGAGTCGTTCATGCCCGCCGCGAAGGAAGCCCTCACGGTTCTCAAGTTGTTGTTCGGCGTGTTCAACGAGATCCCCGCGCCGATGCGGTCGACGGGCATCATGATCGCGGCGGTGGGGGCAGCGCTCGTCCTGCTCGCGCCGAAGATCCTCGCCGTCAAGACGCTGATCCGGGAGACGGGGGCTGCCGCGACCGTCGCGGATGGACGCTTTAAGGGGCTGCGGACGGGGTTCGCGGTAGCGGGATCACTGCTCACCCCGTGGACGATCGCACTCGGCGTCCTCACCGTCGCCGTCATCGGATACGCGAACGCGCAGGCGAAAGCCGCCGAGGCGACCGAGCGGTTCAAGGCAACGCTCGACCCGGAGACGTTCAAGCCGACTATGCAGACGTACACCGACACGGCGAAGGCGCTCCAGGACGTGATCACCCCCGAGACCCTGAAACTTCTGGCCTTACACGGCATAACGCTCTCCGACATCACCAAGGCGACCGTCGATGGCGGCGAGGCGGCGACCGTTCTGCGCGGCAGGATGAACGAACTCTCGGCGGCCTACGGCTTCGCGAACGGCAAGACCACGGGACTCGGCAACGCGCTGGCCACGGTCGAGATCGCGATGGACGGGGAGCGCGAGGGGCTTGACAACGCGACCAAGGCGATGAAGGCAGGAATCGAGGCGTCGAAGGAGGGGGCAGCGGCAGCGAACTCATTCGCCGTCGCCCAGGACCGCCTGAAGCAGGCGACGGACGGGGTCGCGGCAGCGCAGAACGGACTTCTCGGCACCCTGGACGCAGTCGAGCGCAAACTGGATCGCAACAACGCGAAGCGCGCCTATAGAGCGAAACTCGCCGCGTTCGAGAAGGACCCGTCCCAGACGAACTACGACGAGATGATCAAGGCGTCGAACACTGTCGCCCGCCTGTACAAGGATCCCAAGTTCCAGTCGAAATGGGTCAGGGCTTCGGGCAAGGAGATGACCGCAGCAATCACGAAAGCCGACATGCCCGACACGATCAAGAAGCAATACCAGGACCCCATCGACATGGTCCTGGCGAAACTGGAGGAACTCGACGCCCAACTCGCGATCAAGCGGGCGACAGAGATTTGGATCAAGGGCGGATACGTGCCGATGGGTCCACCCTTGCCGACCACTCCGACCATGACCCCCGGCTACGTTCCCTGGACAGGCGGCAGACCGGAAGATGGCAAGGCACAAGGGGGACCCGTGTGGGGGCCGGGCACCGGGACGTCGGACTCGATTCCGGCGATGCTGTCCAACGGCGAGTTCGTCGTCCGCGCCGCAGCCGTCCGCGCCCTCGGCATCGACACGCTGTCGAGCATCAACCGCGCCGACAAGATGGTCGACCCCAGCCTGTACACGCGCCTCGCGTCGAGGGACGCCGCACGCGTCCCGGTCGCGCAACCCGTTGCAGTGCAAGCACAATCCGGCCCAGCGATCGGATCGGTCGTCGTCAACAACCCGGCGCAGACCGTCGACGTCGAGCGTGCCGTCCTCACCGCGCTGCGCCGCGCCGACCGGATCAAGCGGGAGCGCGGCTGATGAGCGTCACCCTCGACCCCGCGCGGTTCGCGAAGATGACGTTCAAGACGGGCGGGGAGATCGTGTTCCCGTGGTGGCCCGACGAGATCGCCTACTCCACCCTCGCGCCGACATGGACCCAGTTGCCGAGGCCCGGCAAGGTCCCGCTCCTCGTGCAGGAATCCCTAGCACTGCCAACGCTTTCGCTCGGCTTCATGCTCACTGCGCTCGGCAACGAACGGGCGAACCCCGACGTCGGATGCTCCGCGTCACTGTCGCTCATCCGCACCGCAGCGTCGGCGGGCACGAGCGTCACCGTCCTGCTCGGATCCATCCCGTCGACCACGTCCTGGGCGATCACCGAGTTCTCCTACACGGAGATCGAGTGGACCCGCAGCGGCGAGGTGTCGCGGGCGGAGGTCCAGATGGTCCTCATTCAGGAGTCGCTCGCGGCGATGCCGCGCGGCCCGGTGGCGAAGCGATGAGCCAGGGACGAGACGACACGTTCGCCGACACGTCCGCGAACGGTGTCCCGGCGCCGGTCGCGCCCGCCGGACTCGCGGAGATCGACGCGACGTCCCCGGCACGCCGGTCGCCGCAAGTGCGTGCCGCGCAACTCGCACGTTCCCGCAGGCCGGATCTGCTGCGGCGGCAGCCCGCGACGACGCCGTGACGATCCGAAGGATCGACCTCGGCGACCTCGTCATCTCTGGCGTCAACTGGGCGTACGGACTGGACGAGTTGGTGTCCGAGATCACGACGACGTGGTCGGCGGAGCAGGTCGCCGAACTCGCGATCGTGTCCCACGACACCGGCGGTCGGCTCGCGGCGACGAACCTCGGCAGGCTCGGCGTCCAGGTCACGTTCAACGGATCCCCGTGGTTCATCAGCGGCGTCGACACGGAGTTCCAGAACGCCAACGTCGCATGGACATTTCGGTGCCGGTCGCTCCTCGCCCGCAAGTTGCGGCGCACGATCAAGGTGAGCGCCGAGCAGAAGGTCGCGCCCCACGAATGGGTCACCGCCCGCGTGCAGCAGGCAGGCGGCAGGTGCATCGCCCAGCCGACCGCCAAGGGCGGGACGATCGCGCAGGGCAACGACCAGACGACCCTCGACATCATCGGCGATCTCGCATCCCAACTCGGCTACTCGTGGACCCAATGGGGCAGCGCCTTCGTGTTCGGCTCCAGGCATTGGGCGTGGAAGACCGGCGTGCCGGGATTCCCGACGTACGCCGCGACCTGGGCAAAGAACCCGCAGACGGACATGCTCACCGCCACCGCCACGCAGACCGAGGACGACGACATCACCAGCGCGACATTGGATCTCACGATGCCGTACCCCACTGGGCAGATGATCCGGCCCTGGCAGCGGCTCCGCGTCACCGGCCTCGGAAGGTACGACGGGACGTGGCTCGTCGACTCCGTCGTGCGCCGACCGGACGGTGTCACGCCCGTCGAGATCACCGCGTTGCAGCCGAAGAAGATCGTCGTGAAGTCCACCGGGCGGGAGGGCACCGAATGAGAGGCGACTGCTATCGCGCTGTCGTCACTCGGGCTTCGACTGAGGGCGTGTGGTTCAAGGCCGAAAGTCGTTGGCCGGGAATCGAGTTCGGGCCATGCCCGCTGCTCGCGAACTTCGTCCGCATCGACCAGGCGACGACGTCGGGCACGGCGGTCGGCGACCACGGCACCCACACGCACACCGTCCCGGCGGCGCAGTGGCTCGCGGACCTCGTCGAGGCCGGAGACGAGATCCTCGTGTCAGACCTCAACCGGGAGGACTTCGTGGTCCTCGGAGTCATACGTGCGGGGGTGAGCACCTGATGCCCATCTCCCACCCATTCCGGCTCGCGGGCGACCGGGTCGCACTCGTCGCCGAGGGCAGCGACCGGCTCGCATCCGAGATCGCGGCGAGCGTCCTGTCCGTCATCCAGGCCGAGCGAGGACTCGCCCCGCAGTGGGGGATCCCCGACCCCATCGGCGCGCACGTCCACGAGGTCGAACTCGCAGGCTGGATTGAAGTGAACGAGCCGGACGTCCGCGTGCAGTCGATCGACATCGTCCGCGACATGGACGGCAGTGTTGCCGCGCGCGTGCGCGCGACCTGGGCCGGAAGGAACTGACCATGCCGCAAGACCTGAACTTGACCTATCTCGACATCACCCCCGACGACCGGGATCCGCAGGCGATCTTCGACGCCGCCGTCGCGCAGGCGCAGGCGGCGCTGCCGACATGGGTGGCACGCAACGGCAACGTCGAGGTCGTCCTCATGGAGGCACTCTGCCTTGCCGTGTCCGACGCGGTCTACGCACTCAACCGGATCCCGCCGGTCGTCCTCCAGGCAGTGCTCGCGCTCTACGGCGTCGAGCGGGGGCTCGGCGACGCCGCGATCGGGCAGGTGACGATCACCTTCGACACTGCGCGCAGCCTGCTCATCCCGGCGGGTTCGCAGATGCAGGACCCGAGCACGGGCATCACGATCGTCACGACCGCAGACACGACCGTCACCTCGGCGTCGACAGCGGTGGTCGACGTCGTCGCCGTCGATGCCGGATCGGCGGCGAATGCGATCGCGACCGGGACGTCGCTCGACATGATCGACCTCGTGCCGTACGCCGTGAGCGCGGCGGTGTCGACGGGGCTGTCCGGCGGCACCGACGCAGAGGACGACACGGCGTATTTCGACCGTGCCGCGACGGTTCTGGCGCGCGTCACGTCAAGCCTCGTGCTGCCGGTCCACTTCGTGGCGTACTGCCTTGAGGACACTCGCGTGCTGCGGGCGACGTCGATCGACGTGTTCGAGCCCGGCGGCACGCCCGGCCTCGACCTCGGCCACATCACCATCTACCTCTACGGTCGCGGCGCGCAGGTCCCGGTCGAGGTTCGGTCGGAACTCCAGTCCGCGATGCAGGCGATGAGCAGCATGATGCTCACCGTCCACGTCGAGCCAGCCGTCATCGTCACCCAGGACGTCGAGGTCGACGTCGTGAAACTCGACGGCTACGCGAGCGAGGACATCGCCGCTGCCGTCGAGGCCGCGCTCACCGCGTACCTGTCGACGGACACGTGGGCGTGGGGCGAGGACATCCTGCCAGCGCAGATCATCTCCGTCATCGACCAACTTCCAGGCGTCGACTACACCGACGGCGTGACCACCCCGTCCGGCACTGTGGCCGTCGATGTCGACGAACTCGTTCAAATCGGCACGATCACGGTGAACGTCGCATGACGTCGCCGGGCCTCGACATGACGTGGGACCGGCTCCCCGACTACGTCACCGCCGCAGACGGCGACAACGGCACGCTGTACAAGTGGCTGGGATCCATTGCGGCGCAACTGGATCCGGCGCTCCGCATCCTCGACTCAGCGGACCCGAACACGTCCGTGTCGGGGACGTGCGAGATCGCCAACGCGGCGATGGCACCGAGGTCATCGGACCCGAATGCCAATTGGCTCGGATGGCTCGGGTGGCTCGTCGGGATCGACACCACGAGCATCGGCGCCCCGTACGTCCGAGCGGCAGTCACCGCCGCGATCACGACGCAGCGGCGCGGCTCGATCGGGGCGATGCGGGACGCCGTCAAGCGGACCCTCACCGGCGGGCAGTCGGTGAAGATCTACGTCAACGTCACCGGCACCGACCCCTATTTGATCAACGTGATCACGACGACGTCGCAGACACCTGACGAGGCAGCGACCCTCGCCGCTGCCATGTCGGAGAAGCCAGCCGGTGCGACGCTCGACCTGACCGTGACGGAGGGCTCGATCTATTTGGAGATCGCCGCAGACTTCGCGACCTACGGCGAACTCGCCGCGACGTTCGACACGTACACCGACCTGAATCAGTACGACTCACCGTAGGAGGCTGGAATGCCGAGCAGCACCAAGGGATATCCGTACCCCGCCGACGCCGACGACGTGGACGTGCCGGGCGACATGCAGATCCTCGCCGACTTCATCGACCTCAGCCCCGGCATCACGTCGCTGTCGCAGTCGACCATCGACGGCCTGAGCGGCGCGCAGAAGTGGGCGGGCCGCATCGTATGGAACACGACATCCTCGAAGTTGCAGCGATGCAACGGCTCGACGTGGGTCGACCTGACGATCGCGAGCGACCTCGGGTCGTATGCGACGACGACGAATCTGTCCGACCACGCATCCGATACGACTGCGGTGCATGGGATCGCGGACACGTCGGCGCTCGCCACGGCGACGAACCTGTCCGACCACGCGAGCGACTCGACGTCGATCCACGGGATCGCGGACACGAGCCAACTCGCGACCCTCGCCGACATCTACGCCCGCGACGAGGCGGGACACCTGATCGCCACATCCGTCTTCACCTGAGGAGCACTCGATGGCAACGTTCACCAAGAAAATCCTGAGCGGCTCGACCGATGGTCGGGGCATCCTCGTCGTTGCGACGGCGACGCCCGGCACGACCATCCACACGGCGTCGTCGACCCCGGCGACGATTCAGGAGATCTGGCTCTACGCATCCAATGCCGACGCGACTGCGTACACGCTCAACGTTGAGTGGGGCGGCGTCACCGCCCTCGCCGACAACATCAAGGTGACGCTCGCCGCCGCGCAGGGACTCGTCCTCATCGCTCCCGGCATCCTCCTCAAGGGCAACGCGACACCGCTCATCGTGAAGGCATACGCGGGCACGACGAACAAGGTGAGCATCTTCGGCTACGTCAACGAGATTGCGTAGCGATGAGCAGGTTCGGCGCCCAGGTACGACCGTCGTCCGAGGTTCAGGACTGGATGAGCATCTCGTCCGGCGGCACCACGGGCGAGGCTCCGGTGTCGGGCTATCAGCGGCCCTCCGATTGGCTGCCGCTGCCGACTGTCGTTGCGGGCGAGCAGAAGATCGTCGGGATGGTCGCCGTCAGGCCGGTCGGCCCGAACCGGCTCGCCATCAAGATCAGCGGCGCATACACGGTCGACTGGGGCGACGGGTCGGCGCCCGCCAACTTCGCAACAGGGGCGACCGCGTCGCATGCCTACACGTGGGCCGACATCCCCGCATCGACGCTGACAACCGACGGCTACCGGCAGGTCATCGTGTCGATCACGATGCAGGGTGGCCAGACGATGACCGCCGTCCACTTCGACGAGCGGCACCCCAGTTCGATCAAGACGATGTCGGGCTGGCGTGACATCCGGATGGCCGGTGCCTCCGTCAGCACGTTCGAGTTCATCGGGCCGACGTATGAGTCGGGCTACCCGCGGGAGGTCGAGCGGTTCGACTACGTCGGCACGAACGCGATCACGAACTTCTGGAGCACCTTCGAGGGGTGCGGGAAACTGCGCCAGGTCGTGAACCTCTACACCGGCGCCGCGACCGACACGTCTGGAATGTTCTTGAATTGCGGCGCGCTGCTGTCGGTCCCGGCCTTCGACCTGTCGCAGGTCACCGACGCTTACTGGATGTTCAGGGGCTGCAAATCGCTTCGCGTCATCCCCGATTTCACGATGAACACCACGACGACGATGGACTGCGATCTGATGTTTAGCGGATGCGACAACGTCCGCGATTTCGGCGCGCTGAACCTGCTCAAGGTCAAGGGCTATCGGTTTCTCGACACGCGGCCACTTGAGCGTTACGCAGCAACCAATTCCAGCATTCAGGTGAACCTCATGGATGCCGAACTCACCGGAAGCGAACTGAACACGGTCTACACGAACCTCGCGACGATCGCGGACGTGAGCCGGACGATCTCCACGATCACGTACAACTGGGACACGTTCGTCGCGACGTACACGACGACGGTGAATCATGGGTGGGTGCCCGGCAAGCGGGTAATGGTGTCCGGCGTCACCCCGGTGCACTTCAACGTGGGGATGGAGATCAGGACGGTTCCCGCCCTCAATCAGTTCACCTTCACTCTCAGTGGTCAGCCCGCGTCGGACTACGTGAGCGGCGGCACCGTCGACCACGACACGGAGGTCGACGTGTCGGGTACTGAGGGCATCGCCTCGGACACGCCGTCGATCGCGACGGCCAAGGGGTGGGCGGTGTACACATGAGCAGGTTCGGCGCCGCAGTTCGTCCAGCGTCCGAGGTGCAGGACTGGATGAGCATCGCGACCGGCGGGACAGCATCCACTCCGGTGTCGGGCTATCAGCGGCCCTCCGATTGGCTGCCGCTGCCGACTGTCGTTGCGGGCGAGCAGAAGATCGTCGGGATCGTCGCTATCCGTTCGACCGGGGTGAACCGGCTGGCGGTGAAGATTTGGGGCGCGTACACGGTCGACTGGGGGGACGGGTCGGCCCCGGCGAACTATTCGTCGGGGACCATCGGATCCCACGCCTACACGTGGGCCGACATCCCCGCATCGACGCTGACAACGCACGGCTACCGGCAGGTCGTGGTGACGATCACCATGCAGGCCGCGCAGACGATGACGCACGTGCATTTCGATGCCGCGCACCCGAGCGCGATCTACACGTCGCACAATCGCTGGCTCGACGTCCGCATGGCCGGTGCCAGCGTCACCAACCTGACCGTGAACAGTCTCATCACCTCCGAGGACGGATGGTGCGAGGACATCGAGCGGTTCGACTACGTCGGCAACAACGCCATCACCGACTTCTTCAGCGCATTCCACATGCTGGGCTGCCTGCGCCAGGTCGTGAACCTCTACACCGGCGCCGCGACGGACACCTCCTCCATGTTCGAGGATTGCGGGTCCCTCCTGTCCGTCCCCGCGTTCAACCTCGCATCGGTCACGGACGCCTCGTACATGTTCGACAACTGCTTCTCGTTGCAGCACGTCCCCGCATTCACGATGAACACGACGACCGCGATGAACTGCACCGAAATGTTCAGCGGCTGCGGGGGCGTGAAAACCGTTGGCGCGCTGAACCTCTCCAAGGTCGAGGGCCGCTATTTCATGCCGGAATTGTGGGTATCACTCCAGTCGTATGCCGCCACGGGCTCGCGCATATGCCTGGATCTTTCGGACCTGGAACTGACGGCGTCGGAACTGAACACGATCTACACGGACCTCGCGACGATCAGCGACGTGAACCGGACCATCTCGACGGCCACTGTCGGGACGTCGGATCCGATCGTCGCGACGTTCACGACCACGGCGAGCCACGGATGGATCCCCGGCCAGTACGTCACGGTCGCGGGGATCAGCCCGGCCAATTTCAACGGCAGCGGACAGATCCGCTCCGTCCCTGCCAGCAACCAATTCACGCTGGCACTGAGCGCCTACCCGCGCACCGCCTACGTGAGCGGCGGCTCAGTGACGCACGACACCCGCGTCGACGTTCATGACACCGATGGCGCCGCATCCGATAACCCAGCAATCGCCACCGCAAAGGGATGGACGGTGATCTCATGACAGACCGGCTCCGCACGAAGGGCGGTGGGTTCTACCGCGCGAACGGCATCAACCTGGAGTCCGCGAACAGGATCTGCGCGCCAGGCTTCGAGTTGCACAAGCACCTGAAGGACACGTACGACTACCCCGTCGCCGGGTGGTCGTGGTTTGAGTCTGAGGCTGAGGCCCGCGCCGCCTTCGGGCTGCCCCCGGCTGATGCGGTCCCGCGAGGACGGGGACGCGACCGCGAACCACGCAGGCAGAACCCCGATGCCTGACGTCCGGCCCGTGACGCTCGCGCTCACGATCGCGGCGCTGTCGCTCGGCGCCGGATGGCTCGCGAAGGGCGACTACGTCGTCCTCGGATGGGTCGCGCTCGCGACCGCAGCGGTCATGGTCGCCGCGTGGGCACTCGACCGGGACAGGGTCATGCGCGCATCCATGCTCGTGTCCGTCGCCCTGTGGACGTACGCCGCCTATGCCGCGATCGTCATCGTCGGATCGCCGACGTCCGCGATGATCGCCGTCGCGTGGGCCGTCCTCGCTGGCGGCACCTACCTCGTCGGCATCGAGTACCCGCGACCTCGGCCATGACATTCGAGGAGATCCTCGGCATCGTCGTCGCGACGATCGTCGCCATCGCCCTGCGATGGGCCGCATACAGGTGGCCGCTGCCCAAGCGCCGCACCCGCACCCGCCGACCGAAGGAGTGACCATGTTCGAGATCGAGTTCTGGAAGGACGCCGGAGAGCGTGCAATCCGCACCGCAGCGCAGTCCGTCATCGCGCTGCTCACCGGGTCGGTGACGGGCATTCTTGATGTTGACTGGGTGCAGACGCTGTCGATCAGCGCGCTCGCCGCATTCCTGTCCGTGCTGATGTCGCTCGTCGCGACGAAGACCGGCGACCCCGAGTCCGCATCGTTCCTGCCGGAAAGGTGAATGATGGCAACGACATTGAGCGGCCATCCGGCGCTGCGACCGTACGACCCGCGACTTCGGACCCGCAGGGTCCCCGGCAGGCCCGTCAGCCTGCGAGCGCACTGGGCGGCACTGCCGCTCATGCTGCGCGCGAGCGTGCTCCTCGACCAGGTCTGCCAGATCAGGACTTCAGATAGTGGGTCCTATAACTACCGATACCCGAGGGGCTCCACCAGCGGGCCGATGTCCGACCACTGCGGCTGGGCGTTCGAGCATTGGACCCTGCGGATCGGCAGGGTCGGATTCCCCACTCACATGAGCCGATCCGAGGCGGCGCAGATCAGCCAGATCCTGCGCCGGTTCCACACCGGCGATGGGCGAGTCGTCTTCGGGTGGGGCGCGAGCGACCAGTCACCCGGCGTCGACTACCCACTGACGTACTCCCGGCTGTCGGATCCGATGCACATCTACGTGGCGCCCGGCATCACCGTCACCGACCTCAAGACCGTCCGCGCACGCATGCGGATCAACGCAGATGGGACCGTCGCATGAGCACGAAATACGAGATCGTCTTCGAGGCGTCCGGCACCGTCGGACCCGGCACCGCCACCAACACCATTGATACTGAAGGAGAATCGACATGACCGTAGGCGTCTCGACCGTCAACACAGCGAACGCTTGGCTCAACTGCATCCGCGCGTCGGGCGCCACGCGCACCGTCGTCGCGGGGATCTTCGTCAAGTTGCACACCGCCGACCCCGGCGCATCGGGCGCGACCGCCGCCGCCGCCGGATCCACCACCCGCGTCGCGATGACGCAGGGCGCCGCATCCGGTGGCGCCATCGCACTCAACGGCACCGCCCCGGTCTGGACGAACGGCGGGACCAACGAGACGATCAGCCACATCTCCGTATGGGACGACGTCTCGGCGGGCAACTTCCTCTACTCCGTCGCGCTCACGACGCCGCAGGCCTGGGTGTCCGGCAACACGTTCACGTTGAATACCTGCGGAGTGTCGATCGCGCCGCTCGCCGCATAGACCGAGACCAACAAGGAGGGGGGTGAGCCGTGGCGATCCATCGAGTCGGTCACCCCCCTCTGACGTCAGGCCGGGACCATGGCAACCAGCGCTAACGACGGCGCGGGCTGGACCAACGTCTCGGGCACCGCGTTCGCATCGACAGCGTCGAACTACGACGGCCTCGCCACGACCTACGGGACGCTCACGACCACGACGACCGGCGACCACGTCGGCGACGTCACCGGCTATGACTTCGGCGGCACCATCCAAGACACGGACAACCTCGTTTCCGTCGTCGTCAACGTCCAGCAGTACGTCGCGAACGCTGCGAGGTGGAACAACCCCACGGTGCAGGCGTACGACGGCGTAACGGCGATCGGGTCACCGGCGACCCTCACCGAGCGCACCACCCCCGGCTCCGACGACGTCACCCTCGGCTCGGTCACCCTCGCGCAGATCCGGTCCGGGGACTTCAAGATCCGGTTCACCGCGAAAAAGGCGAACACCACGAGTTCGATCCAGTACTTCGGGTGGGCGAACGTCACCGTCACCTACAACGCCGGATACACCGGCGCCGCGACGCTCGCCGAGACCGTCACCCTGACCGCGACCGGCGTCGCCACCGCTCCGAGCAGCAACTCGGCCCTCGCCTCGACCGTCACCCTGACGGCGACCGGGACAGTCGGCACCTCCAGCGGGTCGGCCCTCGCCATCACCACGACCCTCGCAGCGACAGGCAGCGGCACGATCGCCGTGGACGCCGCCTCCCTGCTCACCGTCACCCTCGCAGCGACCGGCGCGAACCAGCGCAAGTCCGACTCGACGCTCGCCTCGACCGTCACCCTCGCGGGCACCAAGACGATCGGGACATCGAGCAACTCCACGCTCGCCCAGACCGTCACGCTCGCGGCCACGGGAACGGTCGGCACGTCCAGCGCCTCGGCCCTCGCCATCACCGCGACCCGGACCTCGACCGGCGCGAACACGCGGGCGTCCGCATCGGCCCTCGCCGTCACCGGCACCCTCGCGGCGACGGGGGCACGCGGCACCTCGACGACCGCCGCACTCCCGGTCACCGTCGCCCTCGCCGCGACGGGCGCGACCGGCTACACCGGCGCCGCCACCCAGCCGACCACTGTCACGTTGAGCGCGACCGGCTCGACCGGCATGGCGTCCAACGCCACGACGACCTCGACCGTCAGCCTGGGCGCGACGGCCACCCTCGGCGCCAACGGCGACGCCACCCTGCCCACGGCGATCACCCTCGCGGCGACCGGCATCGTCGGCACGTCCACCGGATCGACCCTGCCGACCACCGCCACACTCGACGCGACCGGAGCAGCGGGCCTCGACTCCGACGCCGACACCCCCGTGTTCGCCGGGCGGGCCGCGACATCGACGGTCGGTCGTTCCACCGGATCGACCCTGCCGACCACCGTCGACCTGGACGCGACCGGCGTCCCCGGCGTCACCGCACTGGCCGCCGCGCCGATCACCGTCACCGTCACCGCGACGGGCTCGACGCAGCAGGTCGGCGACACCGACACGGCGATCACCCTCACCCTCACCGCGACCGCGACCATCGGAACCTCCACCGGCGCGGCACTGGCGATCACCGTCGCCCGCACCGTCACCATCGGATCCAACGGCGCCGCGATCATGCGGGTCACGACCGCGCTCACCGCGACCGCGACCGTCGCGATCACCGGCAACGCGCACCTGTCGATCACGACGATCCTGAGCGGCGCGCGGCGCTGGCGCAACATCACCGTCACGGGCGGGCTCGCCGACCAGGCGACCACGGGACGGCTCCTCCCACCGGCAGCCAGGAGCGGGACGCTCGGCGCCAAGCATTGGAAGGGAACACTCACATGAACCTGTACCAACGGGAGACCGTCGAGTTCCAGCCCGTCGTCGTCACCAGCGACGGCGAGGTCCGCACCGCGAACGTCACCCTCGCGATCGTCAAGGACGGCGAGCGGCCCGAGGAAGACGGCTTCGACGCGCCGGTCGTCGTGGGCGCGCAGATCGGTGTCATGGTCGACTCGCTGGATCCCGGCGCGTACCACGTGTACGCGAGGATCGACGACGTCCCCGAGGTCCCCGTGATCGACTGCGGGGTGTTCCACGTCATCTAGCAACGCCCCAGTCTCACTGGCCCCACTCGACACCATGTCGGGTGGGGCCATTTCCTATTGCGGCGCAACGGGTTTACACTGGAATCCTGCGGGCAGGCTAAGCCCCCGCCGCCGGGACACCCGGCTCGCCGCGACCCAGCCACCGTCACCGACTCTGCCGGTGCCTGGATCGGGGCGACCCGCCCCCCGAGAGATAGGGCAGACAAATGAGCAAGCAGCGCAAGGGCAAGAAGGTCGTCGTGTTCTCACTGACCCGACCCAAGAGCGAGAACCCGTTCACGCAGTTGGAGACCCGCCTCGCCGCGTTCTCCCGGCTCCGCGCCGACTTCGAGGAATTGGGCCTGCGAGTCGAGGTGCTCGACTTCCACCGCTAGCCGAAACGAAGGACCCCCCGGCATCGCTGCCGGGGGGTCCTTTCCTGTCTCGTTGGGCTACAGGCCGTCGACCGCGAGCCGCTCGACGAACTCCGGCGGCAGCGACGCGATCTCCGGCGACCCGTCGAACCCGACGAGCAGCACCGGCCCGACGACGAAGTCGGGCAGTCCCGCGCCGATCGCCAGCGCCGTCGCACGCGAGTTCATCGGCAGCCCCTTCAACTTCCCCTCCTCGTCGACGTACATGTACACGTCGGCGCCGAGCCTGATCCCCTCGATGTACCCGCCGACGACGGCGCGTATCTCTCGCAGGTGGCTGCCCGCATTCGCGTCCAACCTCCACACGTCGACGTGCCCGTCGACTCCGAGCGTCGCGACGACCGGACCCTCATTCACCATGCCTTCACCCATCCCTCCATGTCGATCGCCGCGTCCAACTCCGCAGTGCCATCCTCGATCACCTGCGTGAACGACGTCGGCATCGGCGGCTGGTTCGTCTCGCCGGTCCAGTACTCCACGATCCGCGCGGGCTCCCCGCCGACCGTCGTGTCCGTCACGCGCATGAACTCGTCGCGCTCCGGGTAGTGCCGGTCATCCGTCTCGTACCGCTTCACGTACACGGTGCTCACGGTCTCCATCTCCTGCCCCCTCCATTGAGGAGGACCCCCGGCATGGCGCCGAGGGTCCTCGCCGATCAGTATCCGAGTTCGTCCGCCGTGTCGATCACGACTCGCCACCGAAGTAAGTGAGCGTGCCGCCGTCAACCGCCAAAACTGCGAGGTCGCCACCGACCTTGCCTGGTCGGGTTTGCACACGGTCCCACACGTGCACTGCACCACAAACAGCGTCCGGCGTGCCCCACTGCGTCACGAATGACTCAACGGAATCGGTGGAGAACACCAGGTTCTCGAACACGATGCCGAAACCGGCTGCCTCAAACACTTCTACGATCGCATCCTGCTGCTGCTCGTTCATTGTGAATCCTCCCGTTGCCGCGCCTTGGCGCGATTCTGTCATCGGGTCGGCTGCCTGTCTGGCAGTCGCGGAGGTGGGCGGCGTTGGCCGTCCACGACCGTGACCGTCAGGCGCGCGCCGGGGGGGCCGCCCCTTGCTACTTCTTCGCGCAGGGGGCCAGGACTGCGAAGCAATCCTCGTTGCCCTTCTCGAACTCGTCGGCTGCGCCTCGACCCGTTGCCGCCTCGTAGGTGGCGGTCTGCACCAAGTGCTTCGAGATCAGGTGGGCGCATCCCTGGGCGTGGACCTCGTAGGTCCATTTCTTGTCGTTGTATGCGATGGCGAACTTGTTCATGTCTGCCCTTCTCGCTCGTCCCCCGTACAGTTCAATTATCCCACGGCATGCCCCCTACCCCCAAATTATGCAGTTGGCGTGCCAACTGTACACTTTTGGGGTACAGGCCACGAGCATGGAGGGCAGCATGGCACCAAGGCAGAAAGCCAAGCAGGGCAACAGGTTACCGGCCATCGGATACCTCAGGGTCTCCGACGACAAATCGGGCGAGGAGAAATCCACGACACTCCAGAAGAAACTGGTCATCGCCGAGGCCGAGAAAGTCGGCTGGGAGATCGACATCTGGCACATGGAGACGCTGTCCGCATTCAAGCGCCGGAAGGTCAAGGGGCCGGACGGCAAGCCAATGTGGCGGGTCATCCGCCCGGAGTTCTTCGCAATGCTGGAGGAACTGAGGGACGGAGACGTCAAGAACGTGATGGCGTACGACCTCGACCGTGCGTGCCGCGACCCCCGCGACCTGGAAGACCTCATCGACCTCGCCGAGCGAGGCGGGGTGACCGCGAAGTCGGTGACCGGCTCGCTGAAGTTGGACACCGATGCCGACATCACGATGGCCCGCGTGCTCGTCGCGTTCAACAACAAGTCGAGTCGCGACACCGCGCGCCGCGTGCGGGTCAACCACGAGGAGCGACTGGTGGCGGGGAAGTTCAACGGCGGCACGCGACGGTTCGGCTACACCGAGGGGAACAAGGCGCTCGTCCCAGACGAGGCCGAGTTCCTGGCGTGGGCGTACCGCGCCCTCGACTCAGGTGTCGGGACGCAGGCGATCTGGCGGGAACTCGAACGGCGGGGGCTGACCGGGACGTCGGGCGGGAAGGTCCCGGCAGCGTCGATCGCGCGCTGGCTCCGCACGCCCCACCACTCCGG